CCTAAGTTGCCAGCACAACCCCCCAGGGGTAGCTGACGTTTAACCACGCATACCGAGAAGGAGCGTAATACATGGCCGTACCTGAACAGATTCGTAAGCAATCTGAGGCTGTCGCGAGACTGTACGAAGATCTGAACCCCGAGAGCCCCGCTTCGGAAGAAGTGGAGCAAACTCAGGAAGAATCTTCCGTGGTTGATGCAGCCGACAACGATGAAGAGTCTGATCAGCAGCCCGAGTCTAATGAGCGCGGACAGTCGGGCACCGACGAAGAGACTGCATACGAGCATCGCTACCGCACCCTGCAAGGGATGTACAACGCTGATACTGCACGGCTTCGGGCAGAGAATCAGCAGCTCAACGAACGCCTTAACAGCATGGAAGAATTGCTGTCTAGTATGGGCACCCAGAGCACTGTCTCTTCAGAGCAGCCTGCCGAGGTCACTAAGCTTATTACAGACAACGATCTTGAGGAGTACGGTGATTCTATCGACGTTATGCGTCGTGTCACGCGGGAGGAGGTCTCCTCCGTCTCGCAGAAGATCGCCGACATGGAGCGTATGCTCCAGCAGCTACAGACTAGCGTAGTTCCTCGGGTTGAGCAGGTCGCTCACCGCCAAGCTGCTAGCGCAGAGCAAGCGTTTTGGTCTGACCTTACGCGGGCCGTACCCGCGTGGAAGGAGATCAACGACAACCCACAGTTCCATGAGTGGCTACTTGAAGTCGACCCCCTGTCTGGCATGTCCAGGCAAGACTATCTTGCTAGTGCTCAACAGAACTTGGATGCGAACCGCGTTGCTGCATTCTTCTCGACGTGGGAATCCCAGAACGGCCAAGCTAGTGCTCAGCCCAATCGGACCGCTTCTGACGAACTCCAGAAACAGGTTGCCCCAGGCAAAGGTCGCTCAGGCGGCTCTGCAGCTCAGGGTAGCAATGTTAAAACGTACTCACCTGCCGACATCAAGAAGTTCTTCGACGATGTGCGTAAGGGTGTTTACAAAGGACGTGAGGCAGAGCGGGACAAAATCGAACGCGACATCTTCGCTGCACAAGGCGAGGGGCGCATTGTTATGAACGGTTAAATGGAGCTAGGAAATGGCTTTCCCCGTTGCCTCTGGTCGTCCTGACTACTCGGGTAACTTCATCCCCGAAATCTGGTCGTCTAAGCTTATCACGAACTTCTACGACGCTACTGTGCTTGCTGCTATCAGCAACACCGACTATACAAACTAACCTTTGTAGTCGTTAAACCCTGTGAATTGCGGGAAACTCTGCTGCGAAGCAGACAATCCGCAGCCAAGCCCCGGAGGGGGAAGGTTCAGAGACTAGGGGTTTAAGTTTTATCTTCCGGCCTAGTGCCTGTAGCGGAGATGGAAATGGATAGTAGAACTACCGGAGCTTTGCTCGGGATGATCGCTGGCGACGCATATGTAAGTGTGCGGCAGAAAACGAAATCGGGTAAGTACCCTTACACAAGCAGTGAGATGAGGGTAGTACACGGTTCACAGCAGCGAGCATATTGCGAGTTTAAGTGCGACCTAGCCAACAGACTCCTTAATAGGAACTCTACGGTTAGACGCGGGAAGAACGGCCCCGGTAAGAGATACGATGCTTACAGTTTCTCTGTGTCGCATCCGTATTTCAAGGTACTACACCGTTGGTGTTACCCATACGGGAAAAAGACGTTCAACCAAGTTTGGTTGGATCATATAACCCCGGAGGGAATTGCGTTGTGGTACATGGACGATGGCCACGCCCGACGCAACATAAACACCAAAGGGCGGGTATCTTCAGTAGCTACTTCCATAGCGACATGCTGTACCGACGCGGAAGCCGACCTTATCTGCAAATGGTTTTCCGACGTGCATAAGATCAGGTTTACAACCTTCCCCGAAGGAGGTGGCCGGTCTTTGCGGGCCAACACCGAGAACTCACGGTTGTTTGCGCATCTGGTTCAGCCGTATGTTATAGAGCCTATGCTCTATAAACTGACACATGTCGCGGACTTAAACTCCCACGAGTGCAGGGCACCCGTAGCTTCTTGTGCTTCGCCTGACTGTCAGAACCCGATCTTTGACCTACGTCGTAAAGGTCTATGTTCTGCATGTTATTCTAGGCGATATTACCGACAGGTTCGCAAGAAGCGGGTGATGAGATAGTCCGACCTACTGGGCGACCAGTAGAAGTAGTGGATAAAGAGCCGCTACGATAACATCGCTGGAAGGCGAAATCCGCAACCAGGGTGATACGGTCAACATCCGTACTCAGCCGAACATCACGATCCGTGATTACGTTAAGGGTCAGAACCTTGTCGTGGAAAACCCCGACAAGCCGAAGCTGCAGCTCGTTATCGATAAGGGTGAGTACTTTGCCTGCGTCGAAGACGATGTTGATCGCGTCCAGTCTGACGTGAAGCTCATGGACATGTGGTCCAAGGACGCTTCTGAGCAGATGAAGATTAAGATCGACCAGCGCGTCCTGTCGGACATGCTGACGGATGTAGCCTCCACGAACCGTGGCGCTACCGCTGGTGAACAGTCTTCGGCCTTCAACCTTGGCACGGCAGGCGCTCCGCTTACCGTCACGAAGGACGGCTCGGGCGGCACTGTCTCTGTCACGGATCTCGTTGTCGACATGGGCACGGTTCTCGACGAAGCCAACTGCCCTGAGTCTGATCGTTACATGGTCATCCCGGCCCGCATGGCTGGTCTGGTCAAGAAGTCGGAGCTGAAGGATGCCTCGCTCGCAGGTGACTCGCAGTCCGTCGTCCGTAACGGTCGCCTCGGCATGATCGACCGGTTCACCCTCTACGTGAGCCACAACCTCGATGTCACCGGTGGTAACACCTCGATCATCGCAGGTCACAAGATGGGCTTCACCTTCGCCTCGCAGATGACGGAGATGGAGATGACGGAGATGGAGACGATCCGCTCGGAAACCACGTTTGGTAACATCATCCGTGGCCTCCAGGTCTATGGCTATAAGGTTGTGAAGCCGGAAGCCATCTCGACCGCAGTCGTCAACTTCGCATAAGGAGCGCTGAACAATGCCTACTTATTCTTACGAAGATAGCGTCGGCCAGAAGTCGTTCAGCAGTGATGGTCGGGTGCGCTATTTCGAGACTCGTCTCGACTTTGCTGAGATCGTCGCTGCGCGTGCCTCGCAGGGCCTGACCGCTCTTGTGGCCACTGATATCATCGAGGCTATCACTATCCCTGCAGATAGTGTGGTTCTTCACGCTGGTCTCGAAGTTACTAAGGCAGAGACGACCAACACTACGGCCACCTTTGACCTTGGTTACACCACAGGCTCTCCGGCTGCAGCAAACGTGTTTGCTAATGATGCGGCTTCTAACGCAGTCGCTATTCACCACGCGGCACTTGCAGCCCCTATCGTCACCGGAACGGCGGATGACGCGATTGACCTCCTGCTTAACACCGCCGTACCCACGGATTGCGTTATCAGGGTCTTCGCGCTGGTCCTCGACACTACCGAGTAACATGTAGGGGGCTTCGGCCCCCTACTCCTACAAAGGAGATCTACATGTCTCGTTACAAAGGGACTACCTACTCGAAGCTTACGGCGATCAATGCTGAACTCGATGTAGTTTCTGCGTCGATCTCGGCTACGATTCCGACTGCGACCGCTGCAGAGATTGCTGATATCGACAACGCCATCAACACGGCTAACAAAGCTGCAGGTTCGGTGGTGTTTGACACAACTAACAGTAAGATCAAGGTTGCTACGGGGGCCAACGCTAACTCGACGTGGGTCGATGCCACTGGCGGCGTCGGCACAGCTGTCACACCGAGCTAACCAGTGGGGGCTTCGGCCCCCACTCCCTCTAGGAGTTTGCTATGGCTACAAACCTTACCAATAACAAAATCAACATTACCTATACGCAGCTCCTTCACGTTGACGGTGGGGTTACTGGTACTCCTAAGATTGTCTACGATGGCGACGGCACGGCATCGGCTCTTAAAGTTGGGCAAGACTCTGTTGTTGTCGATAACATCGAGCTAAACGGCAACGCTATATCTGCGCTGACCGGTACGGTCGACATCGCTGCTGTAAATATCACTGGCGGCACTATCGCTGGTATTACCGATCTTGCTATCGCTGATGGCGGCACAGGCGCTAGCACCGCAGGCGGTGCGCGAACGAACCTTGGCCTTGGGACCATGGCTACGCAGGATGCAAGCAGCGTAGCAATCACTGGCGGATCTATCCAGAACGTCACCTTCACCGGCTCGTTCTCTGGTATTACGTCTATTACCTCGGGTGTTTTCGCTGCTACTTCGACCCTCGGCTACACCACAGGCGCAGGTGGCACCGCCACCCAATCAACTAGCCGCGTGACTTCTGTTACCCTACACAAGATTTGCGGGACAATCACTCTCGCTGCCGGGTCTCTGTCAGGGCACGAAGCTGACGAGTTTCAATTCATAAACAACCAGATAGGCGCGAACGACGTCGTTATCGTGAACATCAAGTCTGGCGCTACGGCGGCTACTCGGAAGTACTACACAGTATCAGTCACGAGCGTCAGCGCTGGGTCTTGCACGATCTCCATTGGTAACAACGACAACGGGGCACTTCCATCAACCGGCACTGACACACTCGTCCTCAGCTTCGCCGTGATCAAGGGAGTAACATCGTAATGGCTAAGTCTCCTGCATGGCAGCGCAAGGAAGGTAAGAACCCGAAGGGCGGACTGAACGCCAAGGGGCGAGCCTCCTACAACAAAGCCAACCCTGGTAAGCCGGGTCTGAAGCCGCCGCAGCCTGAAGGCGGCCCACGCAAGAAATCATTCTGCGCCAGGATGCAAGGGATGAAGAAGAAACTTACGAGCAAGAAGACGGCTAACGATCCGAACTCACGGATCAACAAGTCACTCCGAGCCTGGAAGTGTTGAGGTAATATGCCTACTAAGAAGGGTAGCCCGAAGCCCACGAACCCATCTCTGTGGTCCCGTGTGAAGGCAGACGCGAAGAAGAAGTTCGATGTCTACCCTAGTGCCTACGCCAACGCCTGGGCCGTGAAGAAATACAATAAGCTGGGCGGCAGGTGGCGCGGCCCTGATAACCGAGTGAAGAAGTCATGAGCAAAGGAGGTCTTGGTAAGTGGTTCGGAGAGAAATGGGTTGACGTCAAGACCGGTGAACCCTGCGGGCGGTCAAAGGCACAGAAGAGTTCTCGCCCATATCCGGCGTGTCGACCGGCCAAGGCTGCTTCCAAGATGTCGAGCACTGAAAAGCGAACGATGGCTAATAAGAAGACAGGCCCGAGCCGTAAGTCGTGGCCAGTAAAGCCGTCAGGTAAAAGGAAGTAGAATGACTAAGTGGCTGAAGCACGAAGACGACGGCTATATCTTCCGCTGGACTGAAGACCGGGCCAAGCACCCTAAACTGTACGAAGTCTCGGAAGAAGTCGCCTTCCCTGAGAAACATAAGCCTAAGCACCTTAGCGCGCCAAAGAAACGGCGGCAGCGTAAGAAAGTCGAAGAGCAGCTTGAGCTATTCGTAAGTGACTTGCAAGATGAACCAGAGTACACTAATGAAGAGCTTAATGCAGAGGCGTCTAGGAATCTACCGGGATGACACCTGCTGATATCATAGTAGAGGTTCGCCACCTTCTACAAGACGCCGTTGTACCTTACCGGTATAGCGATGCGTATCTGCTTGGTTTCGTCAATCAGGCGATCAAACGTACGGCAGTCCTACGCCCTGACATGTTCGGGTCGATTCAGGATATCCCTACGCAGGCAGACACAGCAGTTCAAACGCTCCCCAGCGATGCGCTACGGCTCGTTGATATCTTCCAAGTCAAAGGCGGTAATGCGGTTACAGAAGTAGACCGCGAGACTATGAACCGGAACTACCCCAACTGGATGAACGAAACCTCTGGGTCTCCGGTCAACTTCATGCGGCACGTGAAGAACGAGGACAGGTTCTTCCTCTACCCCCCGCCCGTGTCGGGCACCGTTCTCGTTGGTGAGTATGCGGCTATCCCTGCTGATTATATTCTTACCGACACGATTACAACTCCGTCCGACGCTTTCTTCCCGGCTATTGTCGACTGCACGGTGTACCTCGCCGAGTCCATCGATGATGAGCATGTCAATAACAACCGCGCTAAACTGTTCTTCGAGTCTTTCGCTTCGCTCCTTGGCACATCCTTGAAGAACCGCGAGCTGACCGACACGAAGTCGGCGGGGATGAGACCATCCAAACCGCAGGCTAACATAGGGGATGTCATCTGATGGCTACACGCCTCTTCACAGATCTCCTCGACAGGTTCCTGCCGAGCGTCCCCGGATGCCCACAGCCCTTGGCCGTCCAACAAATCAGACGCGCTGCGATCCGCACCTGCGAGCGAACTCTGGCGTGGCGGTACACGCCTCCCCCCTACCGCATCCTGCCGGGTGT